CACGGTGTCAGTGGGCACCATGCGGGGCGCTCCGCTGCGGAGACCCAAAACCTCGGTCCAGGGCATGACGGCATAGGGGTGGAAGACCGCGCCTTTGATCATGGGCAGGCGGGTCTCGGCGAGGTCGCCGAGTTGGGCGGCAGAGGCCAGGGTGTGGGGCGGGAGGCTGGTTTCGCCGACATGGCGCTCGAAGCCCTCCATCATGGCCGAGCATTTGGCGGCTTCGATGGTGGCTCCTTTGCCGGAATCCACGGCCAGAACGATGGCATCTGGCCGCATGCACTGAGCCACACAGATGCCGATGCGGTCAAGCCCGGTGATCTCGGCGAGGCGGGTAATGCCTGCGGTGTGGAAATGCGGGCGCATACGATCCAGAGTTTCTTCTGGCGTGCAGGCGCGTTGGGCTCCTTCGAGCCGGATTTTCTCTGTTAGTTCCAGGACCATTGAAGGGTGCGGAGCGTGAGGCGGGCGATGAGGCGGCGGAGTGGCGTGGTGATGGCGGCGGCGATGGATTGGCCGTGGCGGCAGTAGAGACGGATCGTGCGGTCGCTGGCATGGCGGAGCATGGCTCGGCGGTAGTCCTTCCACCGGGCGGTGGCCGTGCCGAAGGCGGCGCGGGCGATCCAGCAAGCGGCGGCGGCTGCTCCGACGACGGCGCTGGCTCCCATGGCTGCTCCCTGGAGGCCCATATTCGCGGCATTCTCGCTCGCCTTGGCTCCCATGTAGGCGCTTTGCAGGGAGGCGTTGTTGTTTTGCACTGTGTTGCGGCGGGATTCAAGCATGTTGGCGTTAAATGAATTTGTGCTTGTAACTGTATTAAGGGCTGTTCCGTAGGCTTGGCCGACCATTCCGCCAGCTTGGCCACTCAGCCCTTGCCCGAAGGAGGCTCCGGGAGCAAAGGCCCGCTGGTAGGGGTCCACGGCGAGGTTGGCGTTGGCTATGTTTAGACCAAGAGCGCCTTGCTGGGCGAACATGTTGGCGGTCTGCCCGAGCATTTGGCCAGCGTATGATCCTCGGGAAATCTGGGAGTTGATTCCCGATTGGTTTGCGTTTTGCAGGAAGGCGCGGTTCAACTCGACCTGGCGCTGGTTGGCGTCTTGATTTGCGAGCGAGGCTTGTTGACGGAATTGGGCATCGGTCAAAGCGCGTTGCTGGGCTCGACCCAAGTTGCTTTCCTCGCGGGCGAGGTAGGATTGGTTGGCGGCTTGGCGGACACCGGTAGCTTGGCCAAGAACGCCAGAGGCAAAAGCTCGGCGTTCATTCTCCCGTTGAGATGCAAAACGATCCCGGTTGAGGACTTCGGCGGCGAGGGCGGCATTCCCCGCACCAAGTCCTCGGGCCGACATTCCGGCGCGGGCGCTTTGAATGGCTTCCCGCTCTTGTTCGGCAGAAAGGTTACGACCGAGCGCCATATCCTTGGCGGCTTGGCTTTCAAGTTGTCCGAGAAGCCCACTCCCAGCAGCTTCTCGCATGAGGGCTTGCTCGGCGACACTGGCCCCAATATTGCCGACATCGGCAACTTGCGCTCCAGCAACTTGATCCGCCCGTTGCTGCATAGATGAGGCTCCAAGCGTTGCGATTTGGCGGTCAAGGTCCGTAGGCCCCATTGCAAATTGTTGGGCCTCGGTCGCAAGCTGTTTGGCACGGTTAGCCGCGTCTCCAATACGGTCGCCAGATTGTGTTGCTGCATTTATGGCTTCGTTGGCGGCGCGGGTGTATTTGTTATCCAGGTTGCCAGCAACCTTGTTGATGGTGCCAAGCTGGAGCTTTTCAAATTCGGGATAGGCCGCTTTGAGTTGGTCGATCTGGTCTTGACTGATGAGGCGCGAGTTCTCCCGCGCTGCCGCAAACATTTTATCATAGTCCAGCGGCTCAGCAGCCTCGGGCACCGGCTGCATCTTTGGTTTGGATGTTCCTCCGCCGCCCATTACGCTACCCTCCCTTCAGCAAGGCCCACACGGCGGGCGAGTTTGGCCCATGGGTAGGCGTGGGGTTGGAAGGAATTGCGGCGGTGCCAGATGGCCCAGGCTTGCGGGCGGGTGGCGACGCGCATGAATTCGCGGACGGGGTTCGTGTGGCCGACCGAGGCGGCCAACTCGACGAACCAGGCGTTGGGGGGGAGGTCGTAGGTCATGGTGTTAGTGTCTGGGGAGTAGTGGACTTCGTGGGCGAGGAGGAAGACTTGCGGGGTGTTGAAAACGAGGCCGTGGGCCATGTGCCAAGCGATGAGGGACTCGAAGGGTTCAGTGGTGTTGTCGTCATGCCAGTTTCGGGCGCGTTCCCAGGGGAGCATTAGGCTTTTATGCAATACAACATGGCGATGTTGCGCGGGCGGGTTTCGGTTCCGCCAGTTGCACCTGTTACAATGTTAAGGCTTCTTCTGAGGCCCGGCCACTCCCCTGGGGAATAATCGTATTCATTAGCGATGTAACCACCATTATCTTCGTGCGTATGCGACTTAAAATCATCTGTTTGTTTGGCTCCAAAAGTGCCTGCAGCCACCCCGTCGCCATTAGTTCCCGCCCCCCGCACGAAGTAGCCGCGCAGGTCGGGCAGGCTAAATGTGGTGCTTCCATCCCCCGTGCCGTAGGTTGTGCCGATGGCGGCAAAGAGAGCGGCGTAAGTTGTGCGAGACACTGCCGACCCATTAGCGGCGAGCCAGCCACTTGGCGCGGAGTTCATGGCAAACGCCATAACGGCTCCGGTCGGAACAAGAATGACGCTGGAGTTGAGCTTGGATAAAGTCACCGCTCCGTCCGCGATTTTTGCCGTAGTCACATTGGCGTCCGCTAATTTCGCCGTGGTGATTGCGTTATTTGCAATAGTCACAGGAATGGTGACATTTGCTGATCCGTTAAAAGAAACAGAACCGGTCGCGTCTGTGCTTAGAGTAATTGCGCGTGCGTTCTGGAGAATTGTTGCTGTGCCAGCATTCCCAGTGGCATTTCCGGCCAGGGTAGCCGTGATGGTGCCTGCGGCGAAATTCCTACTGGCATCCCGAGCGACGATGGTGCTGGCGGTATTGGCGCTGGTGGCAGTGGTGGCGGAGTTGGAAACTTTCCCGCCGGCGGAAATGGTAGCAAGTTTGGTGTCCACGATAGCGGCGCTGGCAGAGATGTCGGCGTTCGTAATGGTGCCATCTACGATATTAGCGCTGGCGACGGTAATCCCAACGGGCAGAGCTTCAGTGGCTAGCTTGGAGAGGCTGATAGCGGCTCCGGCAGAGATGTCGGCGTTGACGATATTGCTGACGGTGGCCGAATCGACGAGTTGATGAATTTTGGCGGGAGTGACGAGTTCGCCGTTGGTGAAGGTTTTGCCTTTGGTTACGAGTGCCATGGGTCAGTTGAGGGTGCGGGTTTCGGTGGGCTCAAGCGCGGAGCGCGTGGCTTCGCCGGTGATTTGGCGAAGGATGGGGCGACCGGTGAGGGTGGAGAATTGCAAATCGAGGCCGACGGCTTTGCATCTCAATGGGGCTTTGAGCGTGTAGTCTTCTTCTTCGGCTAGGGTGTTGGAGAGGGTTGCGATTTGGAAATCGGCGTCGGAGTCAGTAGTAATCGCGCGGAGTTCGCAAGAGGAGTCGGCTGGGAGGAGGACGCTGGCTTTGGAGCGCGTAAGGCGTTTGGTATTCAATGATCCCCAACCGTAGCGGCGTGTTCGGAGAGTTGCGGCGACGGGGGTGAATTCGTCCGATATGTTGGATTCCGGGATGTCGTCACCGCGTTCCATTTCGTCGAGGAGGAAAAGGTTGCCTGTTTGGCTGGCGGCGAAGACGCGGCGTTGGTTGTCGTAGTCGCTGACGAGGAGCTCGTCCAAAAAGAAAGAGTAGGCGTCGCGGGATTCCCATTGCTGGTTGAGGGCGTTCCAGAGAAAGAGGGTGTTGTTTGCCGTAGCGGCGGGGCCGATGGGGACCGCGAGCATGTAGCGGTTATTGAACCAAAGGCCGACGGAGCGATGGGCGGTGGCGGCGTTGATTTGCTCAAACTGGTCGGCGATGGGGTCCGAAAGAGGGAGCGTGTCGCCGCGCAGTTTGAGGTCGAGCTTGGTATCCAGGCGATAGACTCCCGCGTCGCTCAGGAAGAAAACGAAATTTCCTGCGGTCTGGATGGAGCGGCGGGCGACGCAGCCGATTTCATTTGTCAAAAGCGTGATCGAAGAGATGAGCGTATTGTCGCCCGTGGCGTCGTAGGCTTGGTTGACCTCGGCGAGGTAGATGCTCTTCCGCATGAACACCAAAACGCTGCCATCGACCCAGGGGTGGACGGCAACAAGGTAGTCATTACTCCCGGCGTTGGCTCGGAAGTTTTGCCAGAAGGGGTCGTAGAGGTCGGGGTCGAAGACATCGGAGAGGGTGACGGCGTCGCGGCCGTCGGGGAGGACGAGGCGGTTGTTGATGTAGCTGGCCCAGCCGGTGGAGCGCATGCGCTTGAAGGAGGCGTTGGTGGGCGTGCCTGCCTGGGCGCGGACGAAGTGGGTGGTGGCTTGGCCGTCCCACCACAGCGGGGCTTTGACGCGGCGGATTGCGATGTCGGCGGAGACATCCGGCGCTGTGCCAGCGGGCACGGCGATGGTGAAGGAATTGGCCGTAGCTGTGAGGATGTCGAACTCATGGCCTTGAAACGCCGCTTCGCTCCCCTCCTCGATCCGCACGCGCTGTCCGGCAGCGAGGCCATGGGCGGTGATGTGGACGGTGGCCGTAGTGCCAGATACCGCGATGCCCGAGCTGGTGGTGTATTTCCAATCCCAGCCCGGGAGCGTCATATCGGCCTCGCGCAGGAGGTAGAAACGGTCAAACGCCTGGATACAGGATGCGGTGTCGGTGGGTTCGAGAATTTCGTCGGGCGATACAGGGTAGTTTTTGACGAGGAGGGATTCGCCTTGGCGGTAGAGGAAGGCTTGCGTGGGGCCGCAGAGGACGATCCATTCGTTGGCGTTGTCGTAGTTCGGCGATGAAAAAATGCCGCTGGCGAGGATGCCGCCGTTGTAGCTGGCGCGGATGATGGGGCCGGTGATTTCGTCTCCCAAAATGAATGGCAGCACCAATGGCTCAATGCCCGCCGCGATCCCATCTCCCAACCGCTTGGCTCCTTTGCGCGTCTGCGCTACGCCTCGGTCGAGTCGCATGTTTTCGGCGTATTGGACCATACCCGGCTGGAGTTGCAGCGGGTTCAAGCGGGAGGCCATGCCGAGGAATCCGGCATCGCCTTCTACGATTGTTTGGTCATCGGGCATCTACCTTCTATTCTGCGGGGGGTTGTCAAGGAGGGCGCGGATGGCCGGGGTGGAGAGGCGGCGGCGGTTGTTGCTGCTAAAAAGGTCGCGGATGCCGGAGGCGGTTTTGTGCGGGTGGGCGAGGATTTTGTCTCGCACTTTTGGCAATAGGTCGGCGGGGATGCCGGGGATGGTTTCCGCTGCGGCGGGGGAGGGTTTGGTGCCAGCCGTGCGTTGGCGGTAGCCGGTTTGATAGAGCAGTTGGCGGCTGCCGGGTTGCCAGTGCGGGAAATTCTGCTTCTCGACTTGGCCGTCGCGGATGGCGGCGGCGAGGATTTTGGGGACTTCGCTGATTTCGCAGTCGAGGTCGGCGGCGATTTCGTCGGGGGTGCTCCAGCCTTCGGGAAGGCTGTTCGTGCGCTTGGCGAGGTGTTTCCAGGTCATAGGTAAATGGGAGAGGTCATGGTCCTGCCGCGCTTCTTATCGAGGAGGAAATAGGTCTGCGTGGGGGGCTCGAAGCTGGCTTTGATCGAAAGGGCGTAGGCGTTGTAGCCGATGAGGCTGCCGTTGCAGAGCCAGTGCCGGTTCTGCTGGTATTGGTGCCAGTGCCCAAAGAGATCAAGGTCGGCTCGGTTCGGCGACTTATTCCATGAAGCTATTGCTTTTTCTGTCGGGATGGTAAGGCCCCCGATGCCGCCTTGAAATTTGAGGCCGTCGCCATGATGGAAGCGGAGGCGGCGGTCGAAGACGGTCATGAAATTGAAATAGCTGTCCGCAATTTGAAATTCGATTTGCTGGTCGTCGGCGAAGCGGCCTTCGAGGATGCGATACAGAAGCCATTCGTAGCTGTGGGCGGCTCCGGTGGCGTGGCGGGGCTTGACGGTGGTGCGTCCGTGGTTGCCGTAGCTGGTCGGAATGAGGATGCGCTTGAAGTGGGGCTTGAGCGTGGCGAGGCCGTCTGCGAGGCGGTCTTGCAGCCAGAGGATGACTTGGGTGGGGGTTTTGGAATTACTCTCGGCGAGTTCTTCGTGGATCATGCCGGTCATGAGGTCGCCGCCGAGCCAGAGGATGAGGTCGTCGATCTTGGCCCCGTGGCGTTCGATCTCGGTGAGGCGGGCGATGGTGGAAAAGAATTTCTCGATGCGGGTCTTGGCGATGGGGAGGCGGTATTCGTTGAGGCCGTTTACGGAGGCGGACTCGACGGTTTCCTCAACATGCCAATCGCTGGCAAGCGCGATGGCGACAGCCTCGGCTTTGTCGCTCATCGAGACGGAGAGCGGGTGCGGGCGGATGCGGGTCTTGCCGAGCGAGAGCGCGATGCCGAGTTGCTTCTCTAAATTTTCGACGCTGGCTTGGTATTGGGCGAGCTTGGCTTTGAGCGCGTCCACCTCGGTTTTGTGGGATTTGTCCGCTTGTTCGCGGGCGATGGAACTCCATGATGTTTTCATTCGTCGTCCTCCTCGTCGTCTTCGGTTTCGTAAGGCCACAAGATTTCGTCGGCCTCGCGGCAGAGGGCGCGGGCGGCGTAGTCGTTGCCATACTTAAAATCCATGTAGTAGGTCTCGCCGCCGTCCTCCCAAGAGACCACGGCAATCCCGACATCGAAGTGCTCGGCGAGCAGGTCGCGGACTTGGAGCATCACGGCCTCGCGGTCTTTCGGTGGGGAGGTTTTGGGTTTGCGCAGGCGGCTCATGCGTTGCCCTCCTCGACGAGCAGGTAGGGGATGGTTTTCTGATTGGCGCGGTCCATCTCGGAGTAGACCAGGGCAACGAACGCGGGCCATTGGGTGGGGTGGATCGTCTGACAGCCGAGCGAACTCGTAGTGTTGTAGCCTCCTTTGTGCAGGTTGATGGCGGTTCCCATGCTGTCGCCTTCGCCGTCGCGGGTCACGGGGAGCTGTTCGCCAGGCGTGGCGGGGCGAAGGGCGGGGTAGCCGCCGCCGGGCTTTGAGAGGCCGTGCTTGCCCTTGCGGTAGCGATGCACGCCGGGCTTGAGGACGGCGATGCCTTTGCGCTTCACGCTGGGATCGGTATTCGCATTGAAGGTGGCGTAGGCGTTTGGGCTGATGAGAAAGATGGCGTCGTCGTAGATGCCCCGGTCGTTCTTGCCTGACACTCCCATGCTGTCGCGGTAGTAGCCGCGAATGCCCACCAGAGCGACCTCATCGGCCACGCGGGCCTTGGTGAGCAGGGCTTGCGTTTTGGACTTGGCTTGCTGTGGACGGCTCGGGGGGAGCATCAGGAGTTTTAAGATTTAAGAATTAAGTTTTAAGTTCCGCCTCTGTGCTCTCTGTGTCCTCTGTGGTCACTTGTCCTTGAGCGCGGGGATTTCGGGGAGCTGGTAAGAAAACCTGCCGTAGTCCGTTTCGAGACTGACGCCGAGCGTGGTGCAGCCGGTGAGGAACGAGATCGTCAGGAAGATGTAGCCGAGGAGCAGGGCGCTTGCGGCGACTTGGGCGGGGCTGGTCATTTCTTCTCGTTGCGGAAAACCTCGATGAGGCCGATGACTCCTGCCACGGCGGATGCGATGGCTTCCCAATGTTGGGGAGAGAGGCTTAATCCGGCGAGGCCGCCGAGCACGGCGAGGCCGCGAAAAGTGGACGGTTGTTTTAGGTGCGAGAGGAATTTATTCATGGGGGTGCTTTCGTTTAAGGATGGCGTAGAGCGAGGCCACGCCGACCGCGATGCCGACTAGAAGCGAGGCGATGCGGAGCCAGGCTTCGATCTCGGGGAGCATGCTCACCGTCAGCCCCGTCGCCGTAGCGACGAGGCCGGTGAAGCTGGCTGTGGCTTGGTGGGTGTCCATTGTTAACTCAGCGCGGCGGCGAGTTGGGCTCCGGTGGTGGCGACGGTCGAGCATTGCGCGAGCCGGTCGGTCTGGAGCAGGTCGGTCTTGGCTTTGATTGCCGAGATGTTCGCGCTTGGGATGTCTCCGGTTGCTGCGGGCGAGGCGGGCAGCGCGTCGGTCTTAGCCTTGATCGCAGCGAGCTGTGTGCTGTTGCTGTCGATTTCAGCACGGATTGAAGCGGCGCTTGGCACGGTTGGCGCGTTGGTCAAAGTATCGACCGTGCCGCCAGTGATCGTGCGGGTGGCGTGGCTCCAGATGTCGCTTGGCGTGACTGATGCTGGGGCGTTGGTGAGCGTGTCCACCGTGCCGCCGGTGATTTCGCGGGAGGCAGCAGACCAGACGGCGCTGGCGATTTCAGCCTCGGTTGGAACATCTGGCGCGTTGGTGAGAGTTGTGACCGTGGCAAGCGTGCCGTTGGGGGCGAGCCTGCTTGAAACGGTTGCATCGAGGTTGTCCAAGTTGCCAGCGCGGGCGGTGGTGAGGCCCTGCGCGGTGAGGGCGGATTGGACATCGGCGGGCGTGAGGACCGCCGTGCCTGTCGTGTTTCCGACAGGGACTCCGAAACTAACCGACGAGGCGGCTGGGACTGCGCATGAGCCTGTTAGTGCTCCCGATGCGTAGCTGACTCCGCTTCGCACATCGCTGGCGGCTGGCATTGCGGCGTTGGCGGTTGCGTCGATAAGAGTCTTTGCGCCTGCGGTGTCGCAGTAGTTGAAGACGGCCACATTGGTGTTGGCTTTTTTGAGGCGGATGCCTGTGCCACTGGTGGGCGATTGGCCGAAAGTGCCATATTCGAGTGCTTGGATTTCAACAATGCCGAGTCCAGCGTTGGCCACACCAACAGCCGCGCTGATGCCGGTCGAACCGGGGCCAAAGCCATTCCCGACTGCGCGGGTTACAAACACATTTCCGGTTGAGGAGTTTTGAACTCCTGGCCCTGCACTTGTTCCAGTGCCGCCGATAGAGCTTCCGTTCAGCGTGACGCTTCCGGTTGAGACATTGATTATGCCGCTTGCCGTGGCATTTGTTCCGCCCGTGCATGTGCCGGTAATGGTGACGGTTGTTGCAGTCGAGGCGTTACGCACGCCCGCAGAGTTTGCCGCTGTTCCGCCAAGCACATTTCCATTGAGCGTAATTGACCCAGTTGAGGTATTGTTAATTGCCGATATAGCCGATCCAGTTGCATTGCCTGAAATTGTGACAGACCCATTTTGGTTATTATTTAGCGCATATGCGATGCCTGTGTTTCCTCCAGTTAGGTTTCCGGTAATAATTACGCTTCCCCCAACGCTGTTGACCACAGCCGAAGCATCCGAGCCGCCGACACAGTTCCCTTGAATTTCCAATGTGCCCGCACCTGTGTTGTTTACGGCAATACGGCCAAAGGCGGAGCCACCCGTAATGTTTCCAATAATTTTTGCATTGGCTCCTGTGCCGAAATACTCAACGCAATTTGTTGAGTTGGTTGACCCCTTGTGCTGCACATTTGCCGTGAGAATCACACCGCTGTTTAAAACAAATTTTCCCGTGCCTGCATTGCTCACAAGGTCGCAAGCGGTGGTGGCTGTGATGGTGACGGTGTGGCCCGTGGAGGCTTGGGCCTCGTCGCCGATAGTTGGCACGACGCCGCCGACCCATGTTGCTGTTGCGTTAAAATTGCCGGTGGCGGCAGATACGATGAGAGCCATTTTTTAGAGTCCTTTCGAGAGAATGAATTTTTGGAGTGCTGCGCTGATTTCGGCGACGGCGGTGAGTGTTGGCTCGTCGGAGCCGGAGAGGCTACCGAGGGCGAGGTTCACGGAATGCTCTTGCGCCTGCTCTGGCTCGCCGTCTTCGACTAATCGAGTGGGAATGAAACGGGCTGCGATGGATGCATCGCTGGAACCGTCGGCTAAGTAACGGCCCGATATGGAGAGGTCTAAAGAATATTTCGGGTATTGCTTTCCGTTGATTTCAATGGGTGCTGTAGCGATCATGGTGTTTGGATTTTTTGGGTTTAAGAAAAATTGAGGTTTGTTTTGTTTGACCACGCGCCGGTGGCGGATTGCTCCGAGACGACATTGCCTGCAGAGTTGGTGGTGATTTTGTAAATGGTCCAGGCGGTGGAATCCTCGGCGGGGCCGGAGGCGGGGTAGTCTTCCCAAGCGAGGCGGCCGAGGTAGAGGTGGTTACCGTCCGCAGCGTGGAGGAGCTGGTAGTCGCTGGGGTCGCGGGGGCGGGCTATTCTGAAAACTTCGTTGTTGTGGTCTTTGCTGTAGAGGCGGCGGTCGGCGAGGTTGAGGGCGAGGGAGCCCTGCGCTACTTGCGCGGCGGTGGGGACTCGGCCGGGAACCGTGCTTCGCAGGAGTTTTATGACCGTGGCCATGGAGAAGTTTTAAGTTTTAAGGATTAAGTTTTAAGAAAGGTGCCCTGGGGCGGCGGGCGGGTTGGAACCGCACCGCCGCTGTGGGGAGGGAGGGTCTTAGAACGAGCCGCCGTCGATTTCTGCCTCAATCGCGTCCAGACGCGAATCGAGGGCTGAGTCGGCCGAAGCGCGTGTGCTGGCCTCGGAGGTGATGTTGCCTTCGGCAGTCGTCACGCGACCGGCGAGGGTCGTTGCGGCGGACTCGATGGCGTTGATGTCGGACTCGGCTGTGGTCACACGACCCGCGAGGGTGGTGGCAGCGGATTCGATGGAGTCGATGTCGCTCTCGGCTGTGGTGACACGGCCAGAGAGAGTTGTCGCTGCGGACTCGATGGCGTTGATGTCATTCTCTGCTGTGGTGACACGGCCTGCGAGGGTCGAGGCAGCACCTTCGATGCTGGTGGCACGGGACTCAAGGGCGTTAATGTCGCTCTCGGCTGTGGTGACACGGCCATCAAGGGCTTGCTCGGCTGCGGTGGCGCGGTTGACTTCGGCTGTGAGGGCCGAGGAGGCGCTGCTAGCGAGGCTGGTGATCGCACCGTTGAGGTTGCTGTCTGCGGCCTGGAAGGCTGTGACAACCTCGGTGAGGGAGTCGAGCGAGCCGGGGGTGACATTGCTCAACACATTGTCGATGCGGGTTCCGAGTGCGGATTCCGCTGCAACGGCACGGGCGTTCTCCGAGGAGATTGCCGATGTGCGATTGCTGGTCTCGGTAGCGAGAGCGGCTGCGGTCGCGTAGTGGGCACCACCGACTGGCACGACTGCGGAGCCGTCGCCGATGTAGAGAATGCCGTCTACTTTGTTATACGCTGGCTCACCCGAAAGAAGACTTGCGGGGGCTCCGGCTGCGCCGGTCAAGCGGCGTTTGATTCTGATATTTGCCATATTGTTTTAGGGGTATTGGGGTTGTTCTGCGGGGTTAGTCCTAAAACTCACCGCCGTCCGAATCGGCGACGATGGGTATGTAGGAAAGGGTTTCGGGGTCCCAACGGTGTGGGACATTGTTGTCGGCGGAAAAATAGATGCGGGCTACGACGCCCTCGGCGGGGAAGCTGGCCACGGAGTCGAACCTCTGCACATCGTCGAAATCGTCGGGAATCATCGTGCCACTGATCTGGCCCGAGGAGTCGAGCTGCGCCACTTGGGCGGTGGTGCTAACCATGTTTCCTGTGAGGGGATCGAAGGCGATTTGCGACATGCTTACGCGAATGGAGGATATTGGATGAAGGAAGTTTTAAGCTGGGCGTTGTCGGTAGCGGGAACGCCACCGAAGTAAGTCATCCTGATGCGAGCGACTGCGGTTCCGGCGAAGGAGTATTCCGTGTAGTCAGTGTTGTTCGTGGCACCGACGCGGAAGATTTCAAACTTGTCGTAGAGAGGCAGCGCAAATCCGGTGGTGGTCCGCAGAGCCCCATCTGATGTGGCTTGGACGGGTTGCACGATGCCAGCAGAGGAGCGGGCGGCGATCTGGACGGTGGGGTTACTCATATCGTTAATTTAATTATGGTGAAGGGTGTCAAGGGGGGATTATTGGAAGCTCGCGGAGTAGCGTCGGACCTCGCCTTTGCGCAGCCAGGCGTCGTCCATTCGTTGCTGGAGGATTCCTTCGGCGCGGGAGAACTGGTAGTTGGCTTTATCCATCTGGCCGTCCTCCGAAAGCGTTTCGGCAAGGGCGTAAAATTTGAGGTAATCGGCCAAGAACGCGGGGATGCGGTAGCGACGCCAGTATTCCGAATCGGTGGGGAGGTTGCCGGTGGTGGATTGGCGGGCGATGTAGCAATCGCCGGTGGTGTTGTAGAACACGATATCTCCGGCTGCGTAGGTGGTGGCTATGGAAAAATCGTCTGTCGTAAAGCGAGGTTGCGGGAGCAGGAACTGCACCCACACATTGCCGGTCTCGCCTGTTGCATCGATGAGCAGCACACGGTCCTCGTTGAGTAAATACCGCACCTTGCGGGCATAGGCTCCGCTCGTTGGGTCGGCGTCCCAGATGGCCATGATCTCGCCGATGGGCGAGAGGTTATCCTGGTCGAAGAGGATGTAGGGAATCTCGGCGTCGTTATTTGTAGAAACCGCATAGGTCGCCGAGGCACGGGCATCCCACGCGATATCCACAGCCGTCTCGACCGAGAGCACATCGCCGCTGTCGGTGGTTGTGATTTTCTTGACGCGCCAAACGAGGTCACTGGTCTCAGAACCAGACGGGGCGCGGCCGAAGTAGGCAATGGTGCCGACTACTTCGGATTGGTAAACATAGCCAGTGGCAAACCAAGCCGAGCCATTCGGCGTGCGCTCTTCGGTGAGATAAACCTCGGGCCAATCGAAGAAGGTCCAAGCGGTCGCCGCTGCGGTCGTCAAATACTCGGCGAGCGCCGTGGCCTGCGAGGCCATGAGCGGCTGGTCGGGGTCGATGCCCATGCGGGAGATCACGCCATCGCGGACTTTTTTGTAGGGGATGGATTTCACTGCGGGCCTCCTTGCATTTCTTCGGCGACTTTTTGCAGGCCGGGCTGGGCGCCGACGCGGCCGATTTGCGCGTTTTGTTGTTGTTGGACTTGGAAGGAGAAGGACTCCATGCGGGCGTTGAGCATGGCGGCGAAGATTTGGTCTTGTTGCAGGCGCTGCTGGATTGCCGGGTTGCTCTGGATGATGTTTTGGAGGGTTTGCAGGCGGAGCTGGAAGTTTTGGCCTTCGCCTTTGAGCGGGGGCTCGGTGCCTGCGGCGATTTTCGTAAACTGAACCTGCTCGTCGTCGATCTCTTGCTGAGAGGCGGCCTCGGCGTCGCGGATGAGGAGCTCGGAAAGATTGGGGTCGATGGAGCCGAAGAGGAATTTGACGAGACCGGCGCGGTCGATGACGCCTTGCGTGTCGAGGGGGATGAGCTGGGTGAGACCCTGCAATTTGATTTTGAGGGCCTCGGAGTCGAGTGTGCGGGCGTCGAAATCAAGGCGGAGGTCGTATTTGCCTTGGATATCCTGGCGGCTGGCGCGGAAGGGGGTGGGCAGGCCGCCGGCGACTCGGACGAATTGGATGTCGTCGAGGTATTGCTGACAGAGTTGGAATGTCTGGCCGAGGATGAGGGCCATGTCGGCGAGCCAGGTATCGACCAAATCCTGCTGGGCAAGGAGTGCCCGCTGCGGGGCCATGTCGGCGCGGGGAACGCCGAAATACTCATCAACATCGCGGCGGGTGGCGGCTTCGATTTCGATGGTGCCCATGTCATTCACCGGCGGGGCCATCCACTGGAATTCGCCGGGGCGACGCTCTGGGAGCATCTTGGCAGGGCCGAGGACGATTTCCATTTTTCCTCTCGAAGCCGGGATTTTGAGGGGAGGGAGGATGGTCAGTGAGGCGCGGTCGCTGCGATAGTCGCGTTGCACCTTGATCTCGCTTTGCTGGCTGGCGACGAGCTCGGGCACGCCTCGGGCCTCGATGAGGGGGCGGCTGGTGCGCTCGAGTGGTAGCTCGATGAAGGGATACTGCCCGTGCTCGTAGCCCATGGCCTCGGACTTGGCGACACGGTCCACGACGCTGGGCTGGATGTGGGTGCAGATGACCTCCATGGCACCGATCTTTTCGTTCCACTTTTTCTGATAGACG